CCACCATTAAATTCACCAGGAGTAGAAGTTAAGGTAAAATCAGTTGGTCCTGGTCAATATCAAGAAGAGATTGTATCAAACAAAAAAATTGAACCTAAGTATGATTATGATGCTGAATTTGGTTTTAAAGAAAAAAAATGAAAGGTAAACTATGAGTGTTCTTGACAAAATTAAAAAGAATAGTAGCATTAAAGATTCTTCTATTCTTTCGAAATCAAAATTCTTCACCGATAAAGATATGATTCCTACTGGAATACCTATTATTAATGTTGCACTTTCTGGTCGATTGACTGGAGGTTTAACACCAGGACTCACAATGTGGGCAGGTCCGTCTAAACATTTTAAGACGGCATTTTCACTATTAATGGCAAAATCCTATATGGAGAAATACAATGATGCAGCGCTTTTATTCTATGATTCTGAATTTGGTACCCCTCAATCATACTTTGATTCCTTTGGTATTGACACTAATAGGGTTCTCCATACTCCTATTACTGATATTGAGCAGTTAAAGTTTGACATTATGAATCAATTGCAAAATCTAGAACGTGATGACAGAGTTATCATCGTTGTGGATTCAATTGGTAATCTTGCATCAAAGAAAGAAGTTGAAGATGCATTGGAACAAAAATCTGTTGCTGATATGTCCAGAGCTAAACAAATCAAGTCTCTGTTTCGTATGGTAACACCACATCTAACAATTAAAAATATTCCAATGATTGTTGTGAATCATACTTACAAAGAGATTGGTATGTTCCCGAAAGATATTGTTGGTGGTGGTACAGGTTCTTACTATTCTGCCGATAACATTTTCATTATTGGGCGCCAACAAGAAAAAGAAGGAACAGAAGTCGTTGGTTACAACTTTATTGTTAATGTGGAAAAGAGTAGATATGTTAAAGAAAAGTCTAAAATTCCTGTGTCAGTATCTTTTGATGGCGGCATTAGCAAGTGGAGTGGTTTACTCGACATTGCGTTGGAATCAGGCCATGTAATTAAACCATCTAATGGTTGGTATTCACCAGTAAATAAAGACACAGGTGAAATTGAAGACAAAAAGTATCGAATCAAAGAAGTTGATACGAAAGACTTTTGGTTGCCAATTTTGAAACAGAAATCTTTCCATGAATTTGTTGAGAACAAATATCGAATTGCATCAGGTGATATTTTACAAGATGATGTTGATGAAGTTTTTGAAGTAGAAACTATGAACGGAGCAGATGATGAGTGATGAATATGCTAAACTGAAACACTCAAAACGCATATTTACAAAAAAAGTTTCATCAAAAAAACAATCTAATATTGCCAAAGCATATGGTGTGATTGTTGACCATGTACACAAATATGTTAAACGTAAGTGGGCAAATTGTGGAAATTCAGATTGTGTTATGTGTGGTAATCCTAGAAAATTTTTTGGTGAAAAAACAATGCAAGAAAAAAAACTAGAACAGAGGGGTAATGATGACTGAGGGAATTGATTATTGCTACATTTATCCAAAAGAAGATAAAGAAACGGTACATATTCGTTTGTTAGATGGTCCTTATAAAGATACTGTATACAAATATGGTAAAGTAAAATTCGAACCAAAAGGTGACGATATGTATTTACTTTTTGTTTACGATGTGTTAGAATCTGTTGTTAGTAAGCCGAAGAAGTTGGAAAAAGACGAAGATTTTAAAAAGTATATTGGTGACCTTTTGGTTGAAATTATGTCGGCAAACATTGAACAGGAAATAATTGATGAAACTGGAACAAGCGATTCTGAAGAATCTTATAAAGAATGAGGAATATCTTAGAAAAACATTACCATTCATAAAGACAGAGTATTTTTCAGAAAAATCAGAAAAGATTCTTTTCGAAGAGATAAAGAACTTCACATCCAAATATAACACATTACCAACATACGAATCGCTTGGAATTAGTGTTAAAGAAAAAACAAATCTTACTTCCGATGAAGTGACTAAAATCCAAGATTATCTTTTAGACATTGGTAAAGACCAAGAGCTATCTAAAGATATTCAATGGTTGGTGGACAAAACAGAAAAATTTTGCCAAGAAAAAGCAATCTATAATGCCGTTCTCGATTCAATCTCAATACTAGAGGGCAAAGACAAAGATTCTGATAAAGGTGCAATACCAAAAATATTATCTGATGCTTTGGCTGTAAGTTTTGATACTACAGTTGGTCACGATTACTTTGATAACTCTGATGAACGATATGAGTTCTATCATAGAAAAGAAAAGAAGATTCCTTTTGATTTGGAATATTTTAATAAAATCACAAAAGGTGGTTTACCAGGCAAAACACTTAATATTGCTCTTGCTGGTACCGGCGTTGGCAAATCTTTGTTCATGTGTCACGTTGCTGCCGGTTGTATGGTACAAGGTAAAAATGTATTATACATCACTATGGAAATGGCAGAAGAAAAAATTGCCGAACGAATTGACGCTAATTTACTTAATGTGACAATTGATGACCTACTAGAACTTCCAAAAGACCTTTACGATAAGAAAGTTGCCCGTGTACGGGGCATGACCACAGGAAAACTAATTATCAAAGAATATCCGACTGCCTCCGCATCCACAATACATTTTAGAACACTACTCAATGAACTCAATCTCAAAAGGTCTTTTGTACCTGATATTATTTTTATCGATTATCTTAACATATGTTGTAGTGCTAGAATCAAAGCAGGTTCAAACATCAACTCCTATACTTATGTCAAAGCAATTGCCGAAGAATTGCGAGGTCTTGCTGTTGAATTCGGAGTACCAATTGTTTCTGCTACACAAACCACAAGGTCAGGTTATACAAGTTCCGACCCAGGACTTGAAGATACAAGTGAGTCTTTTGGTTTGCCAGCTACAGCTGATATGATGTTTGCTTTGGTCACAAGTGAAGAACTTGAAGAACTCGGACAAATAATGGTTAAACAATTAAAGAATCGTTATTCTGACCCAACACACTATAAAAGATTCACTATCGGTATTGACCGTGCAAAAATGAGACTTTATGATGTGGAACAATCAGCACAAAATCTACAAGATTCTGGTCACAAAGTACAAGATAAACCACTAAACACTTTTGGTGAACGTGAAAAGAAAAATTTTGATGGATTTAAAGTATGAGTTTAAATAGAGAACAAGCACTACATTGTGCAAAAGTTTTCGAAGATTATTTTGTAAACTTCAATCGTATTGATGAATATATGCGTGAGCAGAAAATCAATGCTCTTGCTGATGTACCAACTTCTCTTCCTGGTTTAGGGCCAGAAGAAGATTTGTTTTCAGATTTCACAATTCATCCGAAAGATATGGATTTTGAAATTGTGGAATTACAGTCTGATAGATGGCAACATTATTTGGATATTACATCTTCTCATATTAATATTTCCAGTCCTGGTAGAAATGTTCGTTTAGCTTTATTGGAGAAGAACACTCAGAAATGGGTCGGATTCATACGGATTGGGTCTCCAACGATTATGATGAAGCCTCGTAATGAGTTACTAGGTTGTGTAATTACCAACGAAACAGAGACAACTAAATCTTTTAATAGGGCTGCTGGTATGGGTTTTGTTATTGTACCAACACAACCTTTTGGTTATAATTATCTTGGTGGTAAGTTACTCGCTGCCATTTGTTGTTCACATGAAGTGAGAGAAAAACTAAATGCCAAGTATGGTATGAATACTTGCCTATTTGAAACGACTAGTCTGTATGGTTCAACCAAGTCTGTATCACAATATGATGGTATGAAACCATACCTCAGATTTGGTGGTGTAACAGAATCAGATTTCTTGCCGATGATGCATGGTAAACCATATGAAGATATTAAAAATTATGTTGAGAGTATTGTTGGTGTGTTTGTACCAGAAGATGCAAGTTCACGCAAACTAAAAATCAGTAATACAATTATTGCTATGACAAAAGCAGCATTAAAAAGTCACAAAGATGATTATGACTCGTTTATGAACATTATTGAGAAGGCAAAAGGGCTTACTGAAAGAAAAAGATATTACTACAGTAACTATGGTATTAAAAATTTTAAAGATATTGTGTTAGGTAAAACAGATAAATTTATCAAAGACGAAAACTATGATAAATTTTATCTTGCCAATATCATAGAATGGTGGAAAAATAAAGCAACAAATCGTTATGAGAACCTGATTGCTGATGGTCGATTGAGGAATGAAGTTGAGGTGTGGACCAATAACACCGATATCGATATTATCAGATAAATAAAAGAAAAAGGATGCATAATGGCAGTCGCTAACGTACAAACACTAACCAAAAAACTTAAAGATATAGGTCTGTCTGACAAAGAACAGAAGACTGGTTATTTTATTGGACCAAAATCTGGTTCTGGAAAAGAATTTGTAATCTTTCTACCAGAACAATATGGTAAGAAAGACAGAAGTTCTTTTCTGAGTACAACCTTAGCTGCCGCACTCAAAGATTTTAAACCAACTTTTGTCACAGGAACTAGAGCAAAATCTACTGCTGGTCAATTATCATTTAATGGTTCACAAGTTTACATTATTGCAAAGTTGATTGCATCAAAAGGTGGTGCGGGAAACAAAGGTATTGACTTTGAAAAGGAACTTGAACAAGATTTGATTAAATTAAAAAATGAAATGGTTGGTTACACATACAAAGATTTTATGGAATATTTTATCAAAGGTCCTTTAAAAGGTGATATGTTAACTGAAGTTGAAGCGACAGGTAAAGAAAATACTCCACGACCACTTGCTGTAGATGGTCAAGGAAAACTATACGTTTCTGTTCGTGGCGGACCTAAAACAGAGGCTATTGGTGATGCTCTTGCTGACCTTGTATGCAAAACAAAAAAAAGAAAACGTTACAATTTATCATTAAAATACGGAAGCACAGTAACTTTCTTTAACTCTGGTGTTGGTAGAATATTCAATGAAGCAGATTTCAAAGCTGGAAAGTTTGAAAATCCAACAGCACAAGCATTACTGAATATGTTTAAGATTGACCCAATTCGTTTTCGTAATGTGTTTATGAACTATAAAGCACCAGACCCTTTAGGTAAAAAATCTAAAGCTGAAAAGGATGTTGTCACACAAAAAATAAACAAAAACGATTTGTATAACTTTATCAAAACAGTTATTGGATATGGTTATATTCTAGTACACAAAAATGCAAACAATACAGTTGATTCTTATAACATCACAGAAGAATTCTTATCTTCTGCCGCAATGCCTGTATCAGATACAATAGAAATTCATTATCCTGTTGCTGGTTCCGCAAAGCGCATAGATATTAAAGTAGAAACAAAAAATTTCCATCTAAACTTTAATATAAGAAATAAACAAGGTGGAATTTTACCAAGTCACATTATGTGTGACTACAAAATAAAACACTAAGGTGATATATGCCATTAATTGATTTCGATAAACTTGCAAAAGAATATGAAATATTCGATGATGATTTCGGATTCTCGGCCGTTTCTGAAGCAGAATATAATGCTGTAATTACAGAGAAAGCCGATACTGTAGAAGAGTATGCTATGAGGTTGAAAGAAGTTGAAAAACTGATAATACCTTTTTTGACAAAGTTACATTCTACTGGAGATAAAGAATACATATATTGGCCAAATCGTAAACCCGTAATCGAACAACAAATAGAAAAGATTTTAAAACTAACGAGAAATTAATTATGACCGCTACTGTTATTGTGCCTGTGACTGGTGTACCTGAATGTGAAAAAGCAATCGATTCGGTTCTCAATCAAACTTATCCAACAACTTGTTATGTCGTTTGTGATGGTGAAGAATTTAAAGGTAAAGTTGTTACCATTTTAAGTGAGAGGCTGGGTAACAAAAATCTAAAAGTTTGTTATCTTCCAATTAATGTTGGTGCAAATGGTTTCTATGGCCATCGTGCATACGCAGCATTCACACATTTAGTAAATACAAAATATGTTATGTACTTGGACCAAGATAATTGGTTGGACTCAAATCACGTTGAATCTTGTGTTAAAACAATAGAAGAAAAAGAACTTGACTGGTGTTATTCATTACGTAAGATATACACCAAAGATGGAGCATTTGTTGCTGAAGATAATTGTGAATCTTTAGGTAGATGGCAAACATATCATGGAATCCATCATGTAGACACAAATACATATTGCCTCAAAACAGAAATTGCAATTAAAATTGCTTCTGTTTGGCATGGTGGTTGGGGACAAGATAGAGTTTTTCTGCAAGCAATCACACAACATTTCCAAAAATGGAACACAACAGGTGAATACACTTTGAACTATAGGGTTGATGGTCAACAAGGTTCTGTAAATGCTGACTTTTTCATCAACGGAAATAAAATAATGGATGACAGATATAATGGAGAGTTTCCTTGGAAGAAAAATACGGATTAGTTGTTGGTGAAAATAGTTTCATTGCACAAAACATAGAAGATATATTTAATTTTGATAAGTGTTCATACAATGAATTCTCAAAAATAGACCTGTCTGGATATGATTTTGTTTTAAATTGTGCTTTAAATCCACTATACAAAATTAGCCCTTATGATACGACAATCGATGTTGATTATGAGGTTGGTCGTAGAGCATATGAATCTGGTTTACACTATGTCATGCTTTCGACCAGCAAGGTGTATGGTCAGAGTGATGAACTAAAAGTTTATGATGAAAACTCTCAAGTAAATCCATTCGACCATTATAGTGAAAACAAACTTATAACCGAAGAAAAACTATTAAAAGAATTTGGTGATGCCGTCACTATTTTGAGAGGTTCTAATATATTTGGTTTTGAATATGGTAGAAATTCTTTTATGGGTTACTGTATGTCACAATTGGTGAATGAAGGAAAAATTACACTCACCATATCAGAAAAAACACAAAGAGACTTCCTCCATGTTTTTGATGCAGCCGATATAATTACAGAGGCTTGCCGACAAGCCCCCATTGGTGTGTATAATCTGAGTTCTAATTATGGATTAGAAGTTGGTAAAGTTGTACAAAATCTTGTCGATGGTTATGTCTATGGTGGAAAAATAATTAAACAGAGTGATAAGATTGAAAGGCAATTTATACTCGACAACACAAAATTGAAAAAAGAATTGAATATTGAAATTGGTCCTTTTTCATTTGAAAAAATTTGTTATAGATTGGGTCAACAGTTATGCAAGATATAGTTATTTCGGCAATATCAACCTACACGTTTGATAAAATCAAACATTGGGTACACTCATTAGAAAGAACTGGTTATAGTGGTCGAAAGGCTATGGTCGTTCATAATGTGACCGATGAAACTATTGAAAAATTAAAAGAACATGGATTTGAAATATTCCTAACCAGTCATACTAGAAATAAAGAAAATAATGGTTATCATTTTGCTGATAACTTCACTTATCAAGTTCCTTTTACACGACACTTTTTTAATTGGTTATTTTTAAAAGACTTGACCGACATTCGATATGTTATTTCTACCGATGTGGATGTGATTTTTCAATCTAATCCATCGGAGTGGTTAGAAAAAAACCTAGGCGACAAAAAACTAAACTATGGTTGTGAGGGTCTCAAGTACAAAGATGAACCTTGGGGTAATGAAAACATACACCAGTGTTTTGGACCTATCATACATAATTATATGAAAGATACACCAATTTATAATGCTGGTTCAATGGCAGGTGAACACAAAACATTTATTGATTATTCTTTGAATGTTTGGTTGGCGATTCAACACATTCGGCATCCAACACCAGACCAAGCAGGTGTGAATTTGATGTTGTCATTAGAGCCTTACAAATCAATCACCAAATTCAATGACCACGATACAAATTGGGCGTGCCAATGTGGTACAACAGTAGACCCAGCAAAAATAAATTCTTTCAGACCAAATCTATTGAGTCCTGAACCAACTTTTGATGGTGAATATGTTTACAATAGTAAAGGTGAAAAGTATGTTTTGGTACATCAGTTCAACCGTGTTCCCGAATGGAATGAGAAAATAGTGAGGAAATATGAAAATAGGATTTAATTGTTCGTGCTTTGATTTGTTTCATGCTGGTCATGTTACAATGTTAAAAATGGAAAAAGAAATGTGTGACTATTTAAAAGTCGCACTTCAAGTTGACCCTACTGTTGACAGACCAGGGCTTAAAAACAAACCAGTAGAATCAATCTATGAAAGATATGTTCGTTTACAATCTTGTAAATATATTGATGAGATTTTATTGTACGACACAGAAGCAGAACTTCTTAATTTAATTAAATCACAAACAATGCATATTCGTTTTCTAAGTGAAGAATATCGTGACCGTGATTTTACTGGTAGACAATATTGTTTAGATAATGGCATTGAGATTCATTATCACAAACGCCAACATACATACAGTACATCTGATTTAAGAAGGCGTGTTTATGAAATGGAACTCAGAAAAAGAGAAGAGAAAAATATTGAAGACATTCCACAATATTCTACTTTTTTAATTGAAAAAGATAAAATAAAATCAGAGAGATAAAATGAATATTAGTAATGACATTAGTATTGTAACTGCTTTTTTTGATATTGGTCGTGGAAATTTGCCAGCAATGAAACACGGCAGAATACTACCACATTATCAACATAGGTCGGTTGAAACTTATTTCGAATTCTTTAAGAATTTGGCAAAATTAGATAATGAAATGGTCGTCTATACGACCGAGGATATGGTTGAAAGAATTCATAACATAAGAAAATCTTTTGGCCATGAAAAGAAAACAAAAATTATTTCTTTGAAATCTTATTTGCCTGATGATATGCATGAACTCAAAGAACGTATTCAGAATATCATGGATTCTCCTGAGTATTATAGTAAAGTTGTAAATCCACAACTGATTGAATATTGGCACGCTGATTATGTTCTCGTTAATATTTTTAAATCTCTTTATGTCAGTCATGCGATTCAAAGTGGATTTATCAGTAGTCCTGTAACTGCGTGGATTGATTTTGGTTACGTGAGACATGATAATTGTATACCACCATCAAATAAATGGACTTACAACTTTGACCCCGAAAAAATTCATTTCTTTAATATTAGAGATATAGAACCAGATAGAGCAATTGATGATATCATCTATACAGGTGATGTTTATATTCAAGGTTGTCACATGGTTGCTGGTACTAAAAAATGGCAATTGATGAAGCAGTTAATTATGGGTAATTTAGAAGTGTTACTCAAACACAATTTAATTGATGATGACCAAACACTTTTACTAATGTCTTATCTCACTAAGCCAGAAGAATTTGAATTGCGTTATGTTGACCCTTCCGATTGGTTCATCATCTTTAAGGACTATAATCTAAATGCTTAGAGTAATTTCTCCAAGAATACACAATCTAGGTGACTTTGCACATTGTTTGCCGGTACTGTCTGGTTTACACAAAAGAGTCGAAGAAAAATTATCATTTGTAATATGCGACAGACTTCAGAGATTTAGAGGTCTAAAAGAATTATTATTGGCACAAGATATATTCGAAGAAGTTTTATTTGTTAGTGAATTAAAAACAGGACCACAACAATGTATTTTACTTGATGATACTGGTACTGACGAAGGTTATGGTGATAGACCAATTGCTGTACAAAAAACTTATACTTTTATAAGAGATACTTTTAAAATTGATTTCGAATGTGATGATGATTTCATCTTAAAATTTCCAGATGTTCTCATATACAATCAATGGAATAAAATTATAATTGGGGATAGATGGTCACCAAAAGATGCTCCAGACGTTGATACTAGAAGATATTCGAATCTAATAGAAGCATCAGGATGTATACCAAAAGATAAAGCACACTATCTTGACTATACAAGAGATTTGATTTATAATTTAAATCTCATTAAGTACAACTCAAAACCCTTTGTCACAACATTTACTGGCATTGGTATACTTGCAGACTTAATGAAGAAAGATTTATTTGTATTGTGGGACGAAGATATGAGAAATTGGCAAGGTTTGCCAGTTGAACATGATTTTGACTTACACTATTACAAAAACAGAAATGGTAAATTAAAATATATAAAAGATTTTAAACTATGAAAACTGGAATTATTGTAACAACACATTGTGCTGGTGTTGGCGAGGAAATGAAAAGAAAAATGACCAAGACTATTTGTAAGACACTTAGTCAAACTGGTCATATGTTGTGTCTTGCCTCGCACAGCACCATTGATGAAGAGACACAATCTTATTGTGATGGATTTATATACGACAAAGACAATAGTTTTCAAATTGATGGAAAACCAGAAACAAATTTAACTCATGGTATGGCAGAATTAAAATCCATACACAATGCTGTTAATTTCTTAGAAAGATTTGGTGTAACACATTTTTTAAAAATTGCTTATGATAATATACCATCTGTAGATTACAACGATATCATACAAAAGTGTGAAGACATATGTTTTACCGGTGACAAAGAAATGGTGACTGCTTATTGGGGAAATGATTATTCATTGGGCACCCATGTATTTTATTCAAGTGTTGATTTTTTCAGAAGTTCTATACCTTTAACGACACCGGATGTTTACCAAGAACAATTGGAGCAAAAATTATTTGCAAATTTTAGAAACAGAAGCCTTTTAAACAAGGTCTATATAATAGAGAATTATCGTAATTTTTTGGGGCATGAGTTTATACAATATTCTCATGCGGGTGGCAGTAGAGTTGATTATTATCCTTTCGAGTAAACTATGATTATTAATATTCCTTTAGGTGCTTTTGGTGGACCATTGCGTAATGGTGATATGATTGCTGTTGCAAATGTTGTACAACATCTTAGAATAATTGAAAATAAAGAAGTAAAATTTCACCTGTTTAGAGATACAATACAAGATGTTGATTATTGTAAAAAATTCTACAATTTTCTATTAAAAAACACAGATTATTTTTCTGAAACTTTAGGTGATACCAGAATACCTTGGAAAAATATTAATCTTTGGGATTACAGAGGAATGTCTGGTGACTTAGTTCAAATTAAAAATACAAGAAATAGAGAAAGAAAAATTGTCATTTGTCCTTTGTTTAATGCAACATATAATACCTATAGAAACTGGCCAAGAGCATTGTTTGATAGGATGATTGAGGGATTCAAAGAAAAACAATATGATAATTATGTTAAAATAATTTGCACGGAAGAAGATATTCAAATTCCTGGTTGGATAACAAGTAAAGATTTCGAAACTAACTTAGAACATATTATGAGTTGTGAAGTGTTTATTGGTGGTGACACCGGCACAAGCCATTTTGCAGGCGCTTTATTTCCCGGTCCACCAGATTTATCATATTATTATTCTGGCCACGGACTGCTACATACAACACCATTTTATAGTACGATGGGGAAAGGTAGACTTATACAATATTGGAAAGATGTTGAAGAGGCCTCATGGGAAAAAACAAAATAAGCATAACTGCAATTGATACACTACATTATACTCCTAGTGTATATGCAATCAAAAGAACACTAGAAACTCTTGGTGATAAAATTACCAGAGTTTACTGGTTTAGTGATGTGCCTTTTCCTGAAGAAATAGAAACGCCTGTTTTTTGGGTTCGCATACCGAGAATCACCGACTACAATGACCAATATGGTTACTATACTTTAAAAGTTTGTCCTGAAGTTTGCATTGAAGATTATAATTTAATTATACACTCTGATGGTTTTGCTGTAAATAAAGAAGCATGGACTGATGAATTTTTAGAGTATGATTATATTGGTGCAGCATGGCAAGATGGTAGAATTGGAAATGGTGGTTTCTGTTTACGTTCCAAAAAATTATATCAAGCATTGAAAAAAATGAATGTTGGTTTTTCAACAGAAGATTATAAACATATCTTAAACAATCCCGATTTTCATGTCATAACAAATGGTAGATATTTAATACCAGAAGATAATATTATTTGCAAAATACATAGACACACACTTGAAACTGAATATGAAATTAAATTTGCACCTTTATATCTCGCAAATAGATTTAGTGTAGAGCATTTTACAAACCACCAATGGGTCGGTAAAAGTTTAGGTTTTCATGGTAAACACGGCATTGCCGAAAAATATGGAGTTAAATTGTGAAAGATATTAGAGTATATGTACACGCAATGGATGTTCTTAAAGGTCCTGAAATCTTACAAGAACAAGTTGAATTGTTAGAAAAAACTGGTCTGCTCGATGCAGCAACCGAAATTAACATTGTTCAACAATTTAATGAAAATAGTTTTAAATGGTTAAAAGAAAGATGGAAAGATAGAAATAATATTCTTTACCATAATTATGGTGACGCATTTGTAGATTGGTATGAAGCAACAACAATGCAGACTATTCAAAATGCGGTACATGGAACAAAAGATGAATTTTATGTACTGTGTATGACAGCAAAAGGTATGTCCCACTCTGCTGAAGGCCATCATAATTGGCGTAAGTATATGCAATACTTTACTGTGGAGAAATGGAAAGAGTGTGTTGAAAAACTAGATGAGGGTTATGAACTTGTTGGTTCACCCTGGTTAGATAATCCACCATATCCATTTATGGCAGGTACTTTCTTTTGGGCTAAGGCATCATATCTAAGAAGATGCAAAAAACTTTTGTCTCCTGCTGAAGCAGATTTCAAACCACAATTTGAAGGACAACCACACCATCGATTCGACCTTGAGTGCTGGCCAGGTAGTGGAAATCCAAAAGCCTACGATATGAATCCTGGAGAAGTTAATCGTTGGTATGGTCCACCTTCATCATATAGAAATGATATGAAAAACATTTTTGTTTATAACACGGCAGCTTAACATGATAATAGTTACTGGTGGTGCTGGATTTATTGGTGGAAACTTTTTGTGGTATCTTTATAAGAATAAGATAACTGACCGTGTTGTTTGCATTGATAATTTGACATATGCATCCAACATCGAATACATTCAACCATTAATCGATGATGGTTTTGTTTCGTTCAAAGAAACAGATATTGTAGATAAAAAAGAAATACAAAATATTTTTAAAGGATACAATCCAACACAAATTATAAATTTTGCAGCCGAAAGTCATGTTGATAATTCAATCAATGACTGTATGCCTTTCGTAAAAACGAATATTGTTGGAACAATTAATCTTCTACAATGTTCAATTGATTGTAAGGATTTGGAGAAATTTATACACGTTTCAACTGATGAAGTTTATGGTGCATTAGATTTAGATGATGTTTTTGGTTTTACAGAAGAAACCATCTACAGACCAAACAATCCCTATTCAGCATCAAAAGCATCAAGTGACCATTTTGTACGTGCATTTCACAAAACGTATGGTTTACCGACAGTTATTACAAACTGTTCAAACAACTATGGTCCAAATCAAAACAAAGAAAAATTTATACCAACAATTATTACCAAAGCACTAAAGAATGAAAAGATTCCTGTTTATGGTGATGGTTTATATGTAAGGGATTGGTTGTACGTTGAGGACCATTGTTTTGGTATACACCGAGTTATGGAAGATGGCATAATTGGTGACAAGTACAATATTGGTGGTGGCACAGAGTTGCCAAACATCGAAATTGTGACTACAATATTAGAGAAATTAGAAAAACCAAAATCTCTAATTGAGTATGTGAAAGATAGACCTGGCCATGATAGACGATATTCGATTGACTGTTCTAAAATAGAAAGAGAATTGGGATACAAACCTCGTTACACGATGGAACAAGGATTAGAATTAACAATAAAGGGCTTTATAGAATGAATACACAACAGATGATTGAAAAGTTATCAAAGACAATTCAACCAAAGTATGTTAAGAATTATGATAATTACAAAGAAGGTGATTTTGTACAATATTCTGGTCAACTTTGGGACGATAAAGAATTGTACGCTGCCATGGACACATTGCTGAATGGAGCGTGGGTAGTTTCTGGTGAAAAAGTATCAGAGTTTCAAGACGAATTCAGTAAACGATTCAATGTAAAATATTCACATATGGTCAATTCCGGCAGTTCTGCTAATCTAGTATTGATTACTGCTATGAAAAAGAAATTCGATTGGCAACCAGATGATGAGGTCATTGTTTCGCCTGTTGGTTTTCCAACTACGATTGCACCAATTATTCAAAATGGTTTGAAACCCGTTTTTGTTGACATTGAGTTGGACACATTAAATTTTGATATTGATTTAATCGTTGATAAGATTACTCCCAAGACAAAAGCAATTTTTGTTTCACCTGTTCTTGGTAATCCTCCTGATATGGACCGATTGGTAGATATCTGTGAGAAACACAATATCTTCTTGCTTGGTGATAATTGTGATTCATTGGGCACACTATGGAATGGAAAATTAATTACTGACTTGTATTATGCTTGGTCGTGTTCATTCTATCCTGCTCACCACATTTCTACAGGTGAGGGTGGCATGGTTTCATCAAACGATGAGGACTTTATCAAAGAAGCACGTAGTATTTCTTGGTGGGGTCGTGATTGTTATTGTGTTGGTTCAAACAATTTATTGGCCTGCGGCACTTGCGGCAAACGTTTTGATACTTGGTTGCCTGGATATGATGGCATTATTGACCACAAATATCTATTTACCAATATTGGTTACAATCTCAAACCTTTAGACTTGCAAGGTGCCATTGGTATCGAACAGTTAAAGAAATTTGATATGTTGGAATCTAAACGTAGAGAATACAAAGAAACCATTCAAAGGTTTGTAGAAGAAAATATTGACGGAGCAAGAGTCATCAATTCTCTACCAGCATCCGACCCATCTTGGTTTGGTGTTCCGATTTATTGTGAATCACAAGGCATGAAAGAATTCTTGGTTTCACACTTCGAAACAAATAAGATTCAAACAAGGAACTACTTTAGTGGAAACATTCTGTTGCATCCTGGATATAAACACTTGGATGACCATAAAAAGTATCCAAATTCAAACCTTGCATTGAGTAATGTATTCTTCATTGGCTGTTCACCACTATACAATGAAAAAGTTTTAAATTATATTAAAGAGGTTTGCAGAAGTTGGAACGATTAATTAATGTTTTTGGTGGTTCTGGATTTGTAGGTAAAAGATATTCAGAACTTACCAAAAATGTCATTGTAAATGACCGAGATGATTACCAGGTAAAAGCTGGTGTTACGGATGTTGTCTACTTCATTTCCACAGTAGACAACTATAATGTGCATACCAATCCATATGTTGACATTGAGACTAATCTTACCACTTTAGTAAAGGTATTGGAATCCTGCAAAGGAAGAGACCTGGTCTTTAACTTTATCAGCTCATGGTTCGTCTATGGTGATGTAGAACTACCTGCTAAGGAGACTTCCTATTGCAATCCTAAGGGGTTCTATTCAATCACAAAGAGAGCTGCAGAACAATTACTTATTTCATATTGTGAAACTTTTGGTATGAAATATCGTATAATAAGACTAGCAAATGTTTTAGGAAAAGGTGACGGTAAAGTATCAAAAAAGAAAAATGCTCTACAGTATATGATTAACGAATTGAAAGAAGGTCGTGATGTGGAAATGTATGATGGTGGTCTAGTTTATAGAGATTATATTCATGTTGATGATGTGGTTACATCGATTTCGATTTTAATTAACCACAGTAAAACAAATGATATCTACAATGTTGGCAACGGAGAAAAAATCTATATTAAGGACGCACTTGAATATGCACACTCCAAGATATCTTCACCTGGTCAATTAAAGAGTAGAGAAACCGCAGAGTTTCACAAGGTAGTTCAAACGAAAGACATGGTACTTGACATTTCCAAAATAAAGACCTTGGGTTATGAGCCCCAATACGACATTAAAAAAATCATAGATTCTTTACTGTAAAATCCAACATTCGAACTCACTATGTATCTAATCGAATGTTTCAAATGTTTTACAGTAAAAGTCTAAATAATGGATAAATAAAACCAAGTCGCTTTTGCAACCATAGTGTGTTGCTATTCAAGAGGAAATTAATGCTTTCGTTTAAAACTTTCTTAAAAGAAGAAAATGAGCCTGACGGCAAACTAAAACATATTCACCACGCTGAAGACCGACCACTCCTTCACGGAAATAAAGGTTTTGAACACGCATACGCCGCACTCAATCAAGCTCACGGACACATCAAGTCTGGTGGCAACAGTTCTTCTTTAACAATGAAATACGATGGTTCACCATCAATTGTTTTTGGTCATCATCCAGAAACAGGTAAATTCTTTGTGGCCAGTAAGTCTGCTTTTAACGTCAATCCAAAAATAAATTATACTCACGCAGACATTTTAAAAAATCATGGCCACGCACCGGGTCTGATGGACAAACTCCATTCAGCACTCAATCATCTTAAAAAAGTTGCACCAAAAAGTGGTGTTTATCAGGGTGATATGATGTTCTCTGAAGGAGATAAGAAAGAATCTAAAAAAGGAGTTTCTTTCACACCAAATACAATTACATACACCGCAAAAGGTGGTGAAGCTGATAAGGCTCGCCGTGCAAAGATGGGTGTTGTAGTGCATCAACAATATCATGGTGAAAAATTATCTGATATGAAAGCAGACCCATTCCCAGATACGCATAACTTTAAACAACATCCAGATGTTTGGCATCGTTCAGCCGAACATGATACCAAACAGGTACATTACTCCGAACAACACCAACAAGATTTTATGAAACACATGAATGCTGCAAAAGAATTACATGATAAACACAAAAATGAAATGTATGCAGCTATACAACCACATATGGGTGACGCTAACCACCTATCAACATATATCAACCAAACTGTAAGAACTGGTGAAAAACCAAATACAAAAGGTTTAATTTCTCACATACAAGACAAATACAAAAAAATGACTGCTAAGTTAAAAACTCCAGCAGCACAAGCAAAGAAAAATGCAGAGCTAAATAATCATGTGCAGTATATTACACAAAATAAACAACATTATGATAATGCATTACTGATGCATGACCATTTACAAAAAGCTAAGAATGTTCTTGTTGATACATTAAATCAACATGAAGGAGACTTAGAACATCACATAGATGGCAAAAGAACTGGTCCAGAAGGTTTCGTTATTAATCATGCAGGAGAACCAACGAAACTAGTCAATCGTGCAGAGTTTGCTAGGGCAAATTTACTTAGAGTTAGAAAATGAAATCATTTTTAGACATACTTAAAGAAGAACAAGAAAACGAAAAACATCATGTGATTGCTTTTGGTCGCATGAATCCTCCTACTACCGGTCATTTGAAAATGATAGACCGAGTAAAAAGTATTGCTCAAAAAAATAATGCTTCACATACTGTAATTGCATCACATTCACAAGATAGTAAAAAGAATCCACTTTCTGGTGAAGAAAAAATTAAGCACCTAAAACGTTTTTCACCAGGCACAAATTTTAAATTGTCCTCTAAAGAACACCCAACAATAATGCACGCTGCAGCTGAAGCTCATGCAAGAGGTGTAACACATCTTCACGTTGTTGCTGGTTCAGACCGTGTTAAAGAATATCACGATTTATTACACAAATACAATGGTAAAAAAGCAGGTCATGGTGAGTATAATTTTAAAAAGATAACTGTACATTCTGCTGGCCATCGTGACCCTGATGCCGAAGGTGCAGAGGGAATGTCTGCAACAAAAATGCGAGAACACGCAAAGAATAAAAACTTCTCTTCTTTTAGAGAAGGTGTGCCACATCACGTATCAGATGAACACGCAAAAGAAATGATGCATGATGTTCGTAAGGGTATGGGATTACACGAAGAATATAATCGTGGTATGTTTAAAGCTATTTTTGTCACTGGTGGTCCAGGTTCTGGTAAAGATGTTGTTATACGTGAAGCTATTCCCGATACTAGAGCGACCGAAATTAGTTTAACACAAGCATTTGACTTTTTAACAGACAAACAAAAACTATCTGAAAAAAGTGATAACTACAAAAGAGAATCTGTTAGAAACAGAAGTCTTTTAGTTATCAACGGACCAGCAGATTCTTCAGATGAATTGTTATATGTTAAAGAAGAGTTGGAAGAACTAGGTTACGATACGATTATGGTATTTGTTGATACCACAAATGAAACTAGTCAGAAAAGAAACACAAAGCTTTCTCGTATGATGGTCGAGTCGATTCGATACGACAAATGGACACAATCGCAGAATAACAAGAAAAAGTATTCTGATATTTTTGAAAACTTCATATCATTCAATAACAACTCAACAATTGAATCTTTAGAAGAAGATATTACTGACACCTACAAAAAAATAAATAGATTTATAGAGAGTGATGGTTTCAATGAAACTGCACACTCATGGTTAGAAGTTAATATGGGATTAGACATAAACCAAGAGGTCAATTCATTATTTAAGGAAAACAAAAATGATAAAAGAATTTCTTCACGTGATAACATTCGGTCTGTTCAGAGCAGGGGACAAAGCTTTAGAAGTTTTAGACAAGGTCCAGCAGCAAAAGGACCAGCAGACGTTAGTCCAGACAATCGACCAAACGACCCCAACGCAGACAACATCAAGTGGGACGCAAACAAAAGACCTCCAGGCACCTACATCTTCCGCACCTACGAAGAAACGGACCCAATCATCAAAGTCTACCCAGAGCCAAAAGAAAGTAACTTCAGCAAAGACAAAGAAAAAATAAAACGCAAAGGTTTGGTGGACGCCCCAACACCAAATCAAAGATTAAGAAATGTAACAGGTATAGGGCCGGAATTTGATACTCGCCAGCAGGGAACAGTATACCCTATGTCAGGATTAGGCGATGTTACTTACAGAGAACAAAAAGAATTTAAAAAGTTTAGAAAAGAAGCCATAGACCACCATACTGTGGATATGGGTGTTGCTGGTGTTATGGGTGGCGCTACAAATAAGGAACTTATGGATACCTATTTTGACCCCACAAGAAACATTGGTACCATTTCAAAGAAAAAGAAAGATAAGAAATGATTACCTTTAAACAATTCATTAATGAAAATTATGAATCAGAAGACCAGCTAGATGAAGCTTCACCAGCTTGGCAACGCTCTGCGGGAAAAGACCCTGAGGGTGGACTGAATAGAAAGGGTATTGCTTCTTATCGCCGTGAGAATCCAGGTTCAAAACTTTCTATGGCTGTTACAACAAAGCCAAGTAAGTTAAAGAAAGGTTCTAAGGCAGCAAAACGCCGCAAATCATTCTGTGCTAGAATGGGTGGTATGAAAAAGAGATTAACCTCGGCTAAAACCGCAAATGACCCGGATAGCCGTATCAACAAAGCTTTACGCAAATGGAACTGCTAACAAGGAGAATAAAATGTTCACAAAAGTAAATATACCTTCCTCTTTAGTTGATGCTGTAAAAAGCATTACTGAAAAGAAAGAAATGGAAAAAGAAGAGTTGAAAGGTGACCAGCATAAAATCGACATGAACAAAAATAACAAAGTCGATGCACATGATTTTGCTATTCTCCGTTCCAAAAAGAAAATGAAAGAAGAAACCGAACTCACAGAAGACCATTTCAAAATTGGCGATAAAGTCAAGTGTAAAGAAAGTGGTATGACTGGTGAAGTTGTAAAACTCGACAAACCTTCTGGTGAAGATGATGAAGAGTATTACACAGTCAAGCGTGAAGATGGTAAAACAATGAAATATGCACCAGAGGATTTGACATTGATGAAAGAAGAAAAAGATGGCGGTGCAAGTAAGAAACAAGAAACAACATTTCACAAGAAGTTAGATACTCTTGTTCATAAAACTTTTGGCAAGAGAAAAGAAGAAATGAAAGAAGAAGCTGAACAGATTGACGAACTTTCTAAATCCACTCTTGCTTCATACGCTAAAAAAGCAACACATGACGCAAGAATGAAATTTGCAACTGGTAAAGATTTTGAGAGAGTTGGTGCAAAGACTAGAAAACCAGAATATAAAGCAGGTGCAAAAAAGTGGGAAGACAAGTATAAAAGTGATGCTCGCAGGCGTGAAGCTGGTGTTGGTAAAGCAATTGACCGTCTTGCAAAAGAAGGGGTTGAAATTGAAGAAATTGACGAAGCATCTTACTCTGCTAAGTCTGCACGTGCAGGTAAAGATATTGGCAAACCAGGTAAAATGTTTAGTAAGATTGCTTCTTCTGCCGCTAAACGTTATGGTTCTAAAGAGAGTGGCGAAAAAGTTGCAGGTGCCGTTCTTGCCAAGTTACGTATGAAAGAAGACGTTGATATGGATATCGATGATGCAGATGTTGAAGAAATTTTAAATATTGTCGAAAAAACACTCACAGAGCCAGAAATGAAAAAACGTGAAGATGTTGTTAAGTCAATGAAGAAGGGTTTTTCTGGTTTCAGAAAGCGTTATGGTGATAATGCAAAATCTGTAATGTATGCTACTGCTACCAAAATTGCCAAGGAAAAAGCATAATGAAAAGATTCAAAGAAAAATTAAACGAACTATCAAACGAACTTCTTCATCGTTACAAAGAGAAGGCAGCAGATGACGCTCGTGCTGCTGATGCAAAGGGTGATTTCAAACGTGGAGATAAAAGATTTTCTGGTGTTGTAAAAGCAACCAAGAAACAGTTTGATAATCGTAAGATACCTAAGATGAATGAAGAAGTTGAACTTGATGAAGCAATTCCAAAATCGACACATTATGCGACCGTTCATTCTTCAAGTAAAAAAATAGTTGCTAAAGGCAATAAAAAAGATATGTTGAAAAAGATGAAAGAATTGAATAAGAAAGAAACAGGAAGTCATCATTTAGGGATGACACACAGAGGTAAAGTTGGAGATACTTTTGGTGAAGAAGTTGAACAAATTGATGAAATTTCTGCACAAACAAAATCTTCTTACATACAAAAGGCCAAAAAAGAAGTTAAAGAGTTGAAACCACACACAAAAGGTGAGTATGGGGATATTGCAAAAAATCTCATCAAACGCCGTGAAAAAGGTATTGCAATGGCTAAAGAAGAGATTGAACAAATTGAAGAGAAAAATGCACCAACTTCACCAGAAAAGTGGGCCCATGCTAAATCAGCAGCAAAATCAAAATTTGATGTATACCCATCAGCATATGCAAATGCTTGGGCTGCTAAAAAATACAAGTCAATGGGTGGTGGTTGGAAATCTGTAAAAGAAGAAAAAGAAGATGATTTACCATTTACACCAGATAAACCAAAAAAGAACCCTGTGGCAAAAGCAGGTAAGTATGGTGTGGGTTATTCTACTGCAAAACATTTGGCAAAAATGGCCATGCAGAAAGTTAAAGAAAAAAAACTAAAAGAAACAATGATGGGTAAAATTTCAAACTAGAGATATGAAAATGAAGAAATTAAAAGACATTGTTGTTAACAAAGTTGGACCACCAGCAAAGTTTGGAACAAATCCAATGGAACCATGGTCAACACGAGCCAACATTTATGAAGGTCGTGGTTGGTTAGATAGATATTTGGCTGCAAAAGGGTTAGACCCAAGATTCGTTACACCAAACCAAAAAGTTTCATATGCGAAATCGGGTGACTTTTTGAAATGGAAAAATGACCGAATTCTTCGTGGTGAGTCACTTGAAAATTTTGAAGACGATATTATTAATGAAGACTTGAGAAAATGGTTTAAACAAAAGTGGGTTCGCATGGACACCAAAGGCAATATAAAAGGTCAATGTGCAAGAGACCCAGGAGAAGGTAAACCCAAATGTCTTCCTGCTGCCAAAGCAGCTGCTTTAGGTAAAGACAAAAGAGCTGCAGCTGCCAGAAGAAAACGTAGAGAAGACCCTAATCCTGAACGCAGAGGCGCACCAATTAATGTAAGAACGGAAGATGTATTCTCTGATACATATGCCGCAACACAAACAACTCCTAATGTACAAGATGTTATCGATAATCGTAAAAAAGAAATGTCAAAATCTGCTCGTATCATTAAATCAATATACAAGAAAAAGCAGATGAAAGAAGATATGTACGATTGGGAGAAAGAAGATAAGTCAGTAAAGACTTATGGTAAGAAACCAAAAATGCAGTCTTTAGAATCAGAGAATGGTAGAAAACCTCCAGCAGCTGCGGTGGTTAGCGGTGGAAAAACATTAACAGGTGTGGACCGTGACGATATCCAAATCGACCCTATGTTAAAAATGAGACCACCAGGACAAACAGACTTTGATTCGCAAGTTGCGAAAAAAAAGTACTAAGATAAATAATAAGATAACCCAGACTAAAGGAGAAAATAATGTCATCTTGGGGAAATAACGATAATGCAGCCAACGCACCATATTGGGCTGTAAATTCAACAATTATGAATCAGGAGAATGTGGAATTAAATTATTCCGCACCTACAGCTGATAACGTAGCATTACTATTTGGTAATACTACAGCAAACGTTTATACACAAGACGAAACGATTGGTTTGTTTGGTGTAGACACTACAGAAATGGTTAATCAACCAGGTGCCGCTATGGCAGGTTGGGTAATGAAAACTGAAGGTCAAGGTGGTCGTGCTGGTCGTGTTCAATATGAAACCCTTGTTGCAATGGGTTCAATGATTGGTGACGATGAAGATGTGGTCTTCCCAGACTCAGTTATTACCATCACAACTCAACCAGAGAGCAACGCAGCCTTTACATCTGGTGAAGACTTAACCTTGTCTGTTGTTGCAACATCTAATCCATCTGTTACACTTGGATATCAATGGTACCAAGATAATGCTACAGAACTGACTGGTAACACAGCAGCCACATTAAATGTGTTCGCTGTCTCTGCTAACGTAAGTTACTACGTTGTTGTTTCTGGAACAGGTGCTGTCTCTGTAACATCTGATGCCGCAACAATCAACGTTGTCTAATAAATGTTAAAATTCAGAGAATTTATTGTTGAGAACATGGATGCCATATCGATGGCATCCATTGAAAAAGAGAAGGTTGATTTGAATAAGGAATCAACCAGAACCGAACTCAATAGAACATTACACTTACAATTAGATTCGGACCAGTTTGTTAATCCTTATAATGCTTGGATGAAAGTACAGAAAACACTTTCAATGTATGGTATAAACCTTCCAACTGTTTTCTTTGATGATGAGTTGGAAGGTGAAGAGATTATTGCTATACACCAGTTCGGTCATAAATTTGGAGCAGAGTTGAGTGGTAGTATTACTCCTTACCAAGAAACAAGTGAACCTGAATATTTTTTATATTTTAATTTTGGCATCGGTGATTCTGGATTTTATGAAGCATATGCGACTGTTGTTGATGAACAGGAACTAAATTCAATGCTTGACAAAGACGAAGAGAATATTGATGCTGAAGATGATGTAGAAGATTAATTTATGTTTGAAAATTTGACTGATGATAATTTTGTGATGTTTGCAATGAAGTGTTATGTATCACCTAGTTGCCTTATGTCAGAATTTGAAGGTGATATCAAAAGAACGAAATATCTGAAAAGGTTATTTCGTAGATATAAGATAACAAAAAATCTCAAAGAGAGATTGATACTGAATCACATAATCTTATTGAACAATGTTTTTGGTCCAGAAGTTACTGCGAGAATATTGTTCTATAAGATAGATGAAAGAGATTATGATATATTGAAAACATTTCTAGCATATCTTAACATTATGCCAGAAATAATTTATGGAATCAGAGGTAAAAATATTTACTCGTCTGATATTCAAATAGATACAAATGTCGCAGAGATATTGGCAAAGATATGAAAAAAACAGCAAGAGAAAAATTAATTTCAGGACTAAAACGTAGTGGTTATGACGTTGAAAAAAGGCACAAATATTGGAGTGATATGTCCAAAGAATTAGAAAAACAAAAAAAAGATTATGAGAAAAAAAATTCAGAATTAAAAGAAAGATGTTGGCCAGGACATAAAGCGGTGCCCGGTAAAAAACCATATTCACCTGGCTCTTGTGTAAAAGAAGATGGTGCGGTAGCAGCAGGTCCAACTAATTCTGTTGGTGGTGGTGCTATTGCTGGTGTTGGTGTTGGACCCCAAGGTGAACCTGGTGTCAACATGAAAAAAAGAAAAAAAGTTATGCCATTTAATATGTTTGTAAGAAAGAAACCTAATCAATGATTGGTATTGGTGGCGCAATTAAGGCAATCGTATATCTTGTAATCGTAGTAGTGATTGCAGGTGGTTTGTGGTATGTAATGAATTTGAAAGCCGACTTAGCCACATCTGAAGCAAACAATCAGAAATTACAAGATGCGGCTGCTGCACAAGGCGCATTGATTGAATCGATGCAGAGAGACATTGCACAGATACAAGAAACAAACAAACAGTTGGCAGAGCAAAACGAAAAACAGAAACAAGATGTTGCAACTCTGTCATCTAAATTTAGCAAGAGAGACTTCGGTGCTCTTGCCGCAGAGAAACCTGCCGTAGTAGAAAAGTTAGTTAATCGTGGTACTGCAAATGTGATGCGTTGTTTAGAACTTGCATCAGGCTCACCACTTAACGAAAAAGAGAAAAACGCAAAAACACCAACAGAGGCAAATCGTGAATGTCCGTCACTTATTAATCCTTCCTACACTGCTCCTAATTAGCGGTTGTGCTTCTTTTGGCTGGAACTCTAGCGTAAAACCTTTAGAAGTCAAAACAAAAGCAGTAGAAAGAACAAAGTTAAATCTATCTGAACCAACACCACTCAAAGGTCGTGAACTTGGTTGGATTGTTATCACACCGGAGAACGCAGAACAAGTTTGGGCTAAATTAAAAGAATCAAATACAGATTTAGTTTTGTTTGCAATCACAGATGACGGTTACGAACAATTAGCAATAACGATGGCTGAACTCAGAAACTTTATCGCACAACAGCGTGCTATCATTGTAAAATATAAGGAATACTATGAACCGCCTGAAACTCCTGTTAGTAAGTAGTATTGTTGTTGTATTACCTGGTTGTGCAGTATGGGATGCCTACTTTATGGCAGGCTATGACAATGTTGAATATGCATTGGTCAACAAAGTCAGAACATTCTCTGAGTTAGCAATTGAAGAATGTGATAATGAAGAAAAGACAAAAGCAAATGTTGCAAAGATTCATGGTTATGCCGTTGAATTGAAAAACTTTACGCAATACATTCCTAATAATGAAGATGCAAATAAGTTAGGTAACAATTTGTTTCAACTAACATCACAAACGAAAGACCATTATGCTAAAAATACTAATGTTTCTCAAAGTTTTTGCAAACTCAAGTTACAACAAATTAATCGCAATGCTGAAACCATCCAAAAAGTCATAGGGAGTAAACCAAGATGAGTGATATTGTCGAATTAGAATATAACTTCAATGAAATCAATCGTGCATTTGAAAATCACGAAATTTCTAAAGAAGAATACAAGAATCTTTTAGAAGGCTTAGAGATTGAAAAGGCAGTCACAATGAATGCCGAAGAACTTCAACGCAAAGAACAATTAAATTTTGCAATTAATGCTGCTATCTCCGCTGTATCATTAATTGCCTAAATATAAAACCACAGAGGTAAACACATGACTTTAGAACAATTAAAACAAATGATTGGAAATAATCCTTACGCTGATAATTGGCATAGGGTGTTAGAACAATTGTTACCTGAATATGAGATTAATACTCCGCAACGCATAGCTGCATTTATAGCACAATGTGCTCATGAATCTGGTAATTTTAGAGTATTAAAAGAGAACTTAAATTATCGTGCTGCAACTCTGCGTAAAATTTTTCCAAAATATTTCCCAACTGACGAACTGGCAAACGAATACGCATCGAAACCAAACAAACAAGAAGCAATAGCAAATAAAGTTTATGCAAATCGTATGGGTAATGGTGATGAGGCAAGCGGAGACGGATTTCGTTACTGTGGTCGTGGACTTATTCAATTAACAGGTAAAGATAATTATACATTCTTTGCTGGAAGTTTAGGTATTTCAGTTGAAGAAGCAGCTGAATATTTACAGACATTTGAAGGTGCTGTACAATCAGCTTGTTGGTTTTGGGAGACAAACAATCTGAACAAGTGGGCAGACACGGGTGACATTAAAGAATTAACTAGAAGAATCAATGGTGGTTACATTGGTTTAGAAGACCGCATCAAACACTACGAACACGCATTACATATTTTAGGAGCATAAAATGAAAAATCTATTACTCGCTGTTTTAACTTCAGTTGCCTTTGTTGCTGGTGCTTCTGCTGCCGAAACTAAAAAGGTATGTGTTGATGTAAAAGACAAAAATGGTCAAGTAGTTAAAGATGCCAAAGGTAATGCAAAACAAAATTGTAAAGAAATGAAAGTGCATAAGAAATTAGAAGGCACTAAAGTACCCGAGAAAAAATAATGTCAACCGAAGATTTATCCGAAATTAAGGTCGATGTTGGTGTTTTAAAGACACAAGTATTGACCTTATCATCACTTTGTAATAAAATGGACACAGTTATAGACAAACTTATGGACCAACACGACCGCCACATTACCAAAGTATATGTGGATATGGATGCTAGAAGAGTGGAAACAGATAAAGACATTAAAGAAATAAACCAAAGAATCGATACCATGTTGGACAAAATACAAAATTCCGAAATAAGAATTATGGAAAAAATTGATGACCTGCGTGTAGAAATGCAGGAACACAACAAAAAAGAAAAAGAATCTTTAGACAAACTTCTGCAATGGAAGTGGATGGTTGCCGGTGGTATTATTGTTGTGTCGTGGTTGATTGCTAATATAAATTTTGATACAATATCGGCATTAGTTAAGTAAACAATTTTTTGGCATTTTATAAATTATGAATTACAAATATTTGAAATATGAACCTCTCATAAAACTCGCAGAAGAACTACCTATACCACCAAAAAATGTAATTGATGAAGCATTTAAAATTGCCGATTCACACCAACACGAAGAAAACCAAAAACATCTAGAAGAAGATAGTTATGAAATTGTAAGTAAAAGAGAAAGTGATAATTTTTGGCCAAATTTGAGTAGTGAAATAAAAGAAGAATTTCTTCCGTGCGTTAAGGAAGAAATGATTAAAATGAAAAATTACGACTGGTCAAAATGTTTGGGATTGCCTATAAGTTTAGTTGAGAGTTACACTAGTGAATGTGGATATTTTAAATATCTAGATGGAAATGAAATAATATGGCAATGGGTTGAAAAAAATATACCATATAAGATAGATAATATTAGTGTATTTACATTATATGGTGGTAAAAAAATTTTACCACATCAAGACTTTGCAAAAAATCAACTTAATATGATAATTGAGTGCAATGATGAAACAATAAATTATGTTTATGAACCAAAAAAAGAATTTCAACATTTAAATACAAATGCATACTCTTTTGTACCATACGAAAGAATTGATGTTGTACAGGAAATTAAAGTTGAAAAAAATAAATGGTATTATTTTCCAGCAACTAGAATTCATAGCATTGAAAATATAAACAACACAAGAAGAGTTGGAATATCATTAATTATTGATAACAACTATATTATTTAAAATTATGAGCGTTTACATTGATAGAACATTTCTTCTCCGCATTTCCAATCAACTAGAAAGATTTGCAAAGAAGAAAGACGACCTGTACAATTTCAGGTGTCCCATCTGTGGTGATTCCCAAAAGAACAAAACAAAGGCTAGGGGTTTCGTTTATCGAAAGAAAAATGATTACTTCTATATGTGCCACAATTGTGGTATCTCAACCACATTCTATAATTTTTTACGGCAAGTCGATGAGAGTTTAATAAAAGAATATCAACTTGAACGATATAAAAATGGTGAAACAGGAAACAACAATTATCCTAAACCAGAATTTGAAGAAATCAAATCTGAAAAACCAGTGTTCAAACAAAAATTACCTCTCGAATCAATTAATGATTTACCTGATGGACATTATGCAAAAGTATATGTTGAACAAAGAAAAATACCAGAAAAACATTATGCAAGTCTTTACTTTGCACCAGACTTCAAAAAATTTGTTGAGGGACTTCAAATAGAAAAAGATGGCTTAAAAGAAGATGACCCACGACTAGTCATTCCGTTTTATGATGAAAACAAAAACTTGATTGCATTTCAAGGTAGAGCACTAAGTGAATCTAAACTTCGGTATATAACAATTAAAGTTGATTCTGACAACAAAAAAATATTTGGCTTAGAAAGAGCGAACACAGAGAATAATATTTGTGTGGTCGAGGGACCAATCGACTCTTTATTCCTAGACAATGCAATCGCTACAGCAGATTCTAATTTGGAATCGATTGGAGAGTCTTTGGACAAGTCCCAAGTCACGTTAGTGTTCGACAATGAACCACGAAACAAAGAGATTGTTAGACAGATGGAACACGCAATTGATAATCACTTTCGTATTGTGATATGGCCAGAATTTATTGAAGAAAAAGATATCAATGATATGGTACTTGGTGGTTTCTCACCAGACGAAATTCAAGATATTATAGATAAAAATACATTCGTTAATCTCAGAGCGAAAATGGAGTTTGTTAATTGGAAGAAAATATAATTGCGTGGTTACAACGCATATCTGAGAAAAAGGATGAACTTGGTGGATTTTCTATTTGTCCTTTCGCAAGAAAGGCAATGAACGAAAAAAAAATATTTTGGTCGTATATAAATCACAATGCGGAAACCTACATACTCAATCACATCAAAAATTGTTTCAAAGATGTTATTGACTTTGAGGTAATTCTATATTACAATGTAGAGAAAAATTTATCTGATAGTGATTTACTTACCATCATTAGTAATTTACAAAAAGAAAGAACTGATTTGATTTTTTTAAAAGACCATCCAGATAATCCTGGTTATATCAATGGTTTGTATACTGGTAATGGAGAATATCCCGTAATATTGGTTCAACCAAAAAATAAATTATTAGAAGCAAGGTCATCTTTAGAAAAAACAAATTATTATAGTTATTGGTCCGAAGAATATAAAAAAGAAATATGGAGTTATGGTGATGAAAGTTGAACTAATGAGTTATTCGCAACCAGATGTTTATTTTGTTGAAAACACAACAGAATTGGTTGCTTGGTGTGCAAGGGTGTCAAATCCAAATAATCAGTCAAATAGAGAAACAAGTGAAAAATTGATTCGATATCTAATTAAACATCAACATTGGTCACCACTTGAAATGGTGTCTATGTGTTTAGAAATTGAAACCACAAGGGATATCGCAAGACAAATGTTGAGACACCGTTCGTTCAGCTTTCAGGAATTTTCACAACGATATGCTGACCCAACCAAAGACCTCGATTTTGTAATTCGTGAAGCAAGATTACAAGATGAAAAGAATCGTCAAAATTCTGTAGAACTAGATATGAATAATGACGAACACAGACAAACACAATATCTATGGGAAAACCTCCAGAAAGATTTAATTAACCGAAGCAAAGAAGCATATGCTTGGGCCATTTCTAGAGGTATAGCAAAAGAGCAGGCTAGGGCTGTTCTGCCCGAAGGCAATACTGTCTCTCGTTTGTATATGAATGGAACTTTGCGTAGTTGGATACACTACATACAACTCCGTTCAGCAAATGGCACACAGAAAGAACACATCGAAATAGCAAAGAAGTGCGCTGAAGTAATTGCCAAAGTATTTCCTATGGCAAAAGAATTCGTAGAACAATAATAATTTGGAGCAACATATGACACCAGGTATTGTACATGGTATTAAAGTAGACTATTCACGTGATTCACTATTCGATGAGTTAGGCATCAAAAGATTACAAGAGAGTTATATGCGAGAAGATGAGGCTTCTCCACAAGAAAGGTTTGCTTATGTTTCAAAGACTTTTGGAAGTAATGAAGAACACGCTCAAAGACTTTATGACTATAGTAGCAAGCATTGGTTATCTTACAGCACTCCTATTCTTTCATTTGGTCGTAGTAAGCGGGGTCTTCCTATCAGCTGTTTTCTTAACTTTATCGAAGATACTGCGGAGGGACTAGTTGATAATCTTTCTGAAACTAATTGGCTTTCTATGCTTGGGGGTGGCGTTGGTATTGGCTTTGGTATACGGTCTGCTGATGACAAATCAACCGGAGTCATGCCGCACCTCAAAATCTATGATGCATCTTCACTCGCTTACCGTCAAGGTCGGACTCGGCGTGGTAGTTATGCTGCCTATCTGGATATTTCTCATCCTGATATTATCGCCTTTTTAGAGATGCGTAAACCAACTGGTGACCCCAATGTACGTTGTTTAAATCTTCACCATGGAATTAATATTACGGACGATTTCATGCAACTCATTGAACGTTGTATGTTAGATAAAGACGCTGATGATTCTTGGAATTTAAAAGACCCTCATACTGGAGAGGTACGTGAAACTGTATCAGCAAAACATCTATGGCAACAAATTTTAGAAATTCGTATGCACACGGGTGAACCATATATTCATTTCATTGATACTAGTAACCGTGAAATGCCAGAATTTTTAAAGAAAAAAGGATTACGCATTAATCAATCCAATCTTTGTTCAGAAATTATTTTACCAACCAATGAGCAAAGAACTGCTGTTTGTTGTTTATCATCATTGAATTTAGAATACTATGATGAGTGGAAAGATGACCAGTTATTTTTAAAAGATGTTGCAGAAATGCTCGATAATGTTTTACAATATTTTATTGACCATGCACCAGAAGAAATTTCTAGAGCAAAATACTCTGCAAAAATGGAACGTTCTATTGGTATTGGAGCCTTAGGCTTTCATGCATATTTACAAAAAAATAATATTGCTTGGGAATCTGCATTGGCAACTTCTGCGAATCATAAAATATTCAAACATATCAAAAAAGGTCTAGATGATGCAAATATTGAACTTGGTACTGAAAGAGGTGAAGCACCTGATACAATGGGCACCGGTAGGCGCTTTTCTCACATGGTGGCTATTGCACCCAATGCCTCCAGTAGTATTATCATGGGTAATACCAGTCCTAGTATTGAACCATTTCGTGCAAACGCTTATAGACAAGACACACTAAGTGGAGCACATTTAAATAAAAATAAGTATTTGGATGAAATTATCAAGGAGAAAACCAATGCTGACGACAAGCTCGACTATAATGAAATCTGGTCAAGTATCATTGCCAATGATGGAAGCGTTCAGCACTTGGAATTCTTGGACGATTGGACAAAGGATGTTTTCAAAACAAGTATGGAAATTGACCAAAGATGGGTTGTGGACCATGCAGCTAACAGACAGAGTTACATTGACCAGGCACAATCGTTAAATTTATTCTTTAGACCAGATTCAAACATCAAATACATCCATGCCGTTCATTTTACAGCATGGAAAAAAGGATTGAAAACACTTTATTATTGTCGTTCTGAAAAAATTGGTAAAGCAGATAAAGTTGCCAAGAAGATTGAGAGAGAAGTAATTAAAGAAATTGACATGGCCGAAATCGCACAAGGAAATGATTGTTTAGCTTGTGAAGGATAGTATGTTTGCAAAATTAAACGTTGAATGTCCAAAAATTGAAATAAATGAAAACATTTTTGGTAAAAGCTTTGAAACAAAAGATTCACAAAATATGTCATTTAAAAATTTAGATGATGAAAGTAAAATACTTTTAAAAAAAGCTATTGAAAATGGTGTTGGAGGAATAAAATATTCTGAACTCACTTTATATAAAAATATATTTGAAAGTTTAGTTCCAAAATGTTTATATAATGATAATACTGATGCATTTGTTCTTCAAGTTATTCGAGCAAAATCTTATGTAACTCCACACAGAGATGATACAAGAAAAACAGCAATAAATTTTTATTTGAAAACTAATAACGAAAGAACTGTATTCTACAAAAATCCAAAAAAAGAAATTTTTGCAGATGGAAATTATCTCTATGACTTATCTTGGGTTGAAGAATGTGATTCTTTCATAGCAAAAGATTTTGACGTATATGTTTTGAATGTGAATAAAATTCATAGTGTATTAAACTGTAAAGGTGAAGACAATTTGAGAATTTCTGTATCATTTGGCACAACTTTACCATACGAAGAAGTTTATACAATACTAAAAAACAATAATCTTATCTGGAGAGAAAATGATTAAGAAAACAGATTTTAAATTGAATGAAGAAAGAAATTATTTTAAACCATTCAGTTATCCTTGGGCATATGATTCATGGTTGAAACATGAACAGTCTCATTGGTTGCATACAGAAGTTCCTATGTTAGAGGATGTAAAAGATTGGAAAAAGAAATTAAGTGAAGATGAAAAACACTTCTTAACACAAATCTTCCGTTTCTTCACACAAGGTGATATTGACGTTGCTGGTGGTTATGTTAAAAACTATCTGCCATATTTTCCACAACCTGAAGTTCGTATGATGCTCATGGGTTTTGCTGCTCGTGAAGCATTACATATTGCTGCATATTCACATTTGATTGAAACTCTTGGTTTACCAGAAACAACATACAATGAATTTTTAGAGTATGAGGCAATGAGAGCAAAACATGATTATGTGCTAGACCTGTCCAGTAAAAACACCACTAAAGAAAATACAGCAACACATATTGCCGTGTTCTCAGCATTTACTGAAGGTATGCAGTTGTTCTCATCATTCATCATGTTATTAAACTTTCCACGACATGGTAAGATGAAAGGCATGGGACAAATCATCACATGGTCAATCGTTGATGAGACACAACACGCAGAATCAATGATTAGATTGTTTAGAACATATATAGAAGAAAATCGTGAAATTTGGAATGATGAACTCAAATCAAAAATATATTCTATCGCTGAAAAAATGGTAGAACTGGAAGATAAATTTATTGATTTGGCTTTCAATACAAACAACATGGAAAATTTATCAGCAGAAGATGTTAAGAAATATATTCGTTACATTGCAGATAGAAGATTGATTTCTTTAGGCCTAAAAGGTGTATTCAAAGTTAAAAAGAATCCTTTACCTTGGGTTGAAGAAATGATTAACGCACCAACACATACTAATTTCTTTGAGAATCGTGCGACTGATTATGCCAAAGGTGCTTTATCGGGAAATTGGGGAGAAGTTTGGGCTCATTAAAATGAAATACAAAAGCATATTCATTAGTGATGTGCATTTGGGAACGAAAGACTGTAAAGCAGAAATATTAAATAATTTTTTAAAGAACAATAATTGTGAAACGCTTTACTTAATCGGTGATATAATTGATGGATGGAAGATACAACAGAACAAGTGGCGATGGAAACAGAGCCACACCAATGTCGTGCGAAGAATATTGGGTTACGCAAAGAGAGGCACAAGAGTTATCTACATTGCGGGAAACCATGATGAATTTCTCAGACCAATGATACCATATGGTTTCAGTTTTGGTAATGTAGAAATCTTCAATCAATTTGAACACATTGGTGTTGACGGTAAACACTATCTGGTCACTCATGGTGACTTATTTGATGGTATTACACGATTGGCACCATGGCTCTCTTTTTTAGGAGACAGAGCATATGATTTCGTTTTGTATCTTAATACTAAGTTCAATTGGGTTCGTCACCGTCTTGGCTTTGGTTATTGGAGTCTGTCTAAGTATCTTAAAATTAAAGTAAAGAAAGCAGTAGATTTTATATTTCAGTTTGAGAAAAACCTTGCTGCATACTGTAAAAGAAAAGGTTATGATGGTGTCATTTGTGGTCACATACATACTGCTGAAATAAAAGATATCGATGGCGTTGTTTATATGAATGATGGTGATTGGGTAGAATCATGCACTGCCTTAGTTGAACATTACGATGGAAAATGGGAAATCGTAACTTGGACCAAGGAGAGCGATGATGTGGTTAATGATATTGATAGCAGTTCACGCAAACAATCCAAACGACATACCAGGGAAGATAACACTCCAGTTTCAGACACAACAACAATGTGAGCAAGTTTTAAGCACAATGACTTATTGGTTGAAGTTTGATTCATTTAAGGTAGAAGGTAAATGCTCTCCGATAAAATAACCATAGTTGTTCCTTGTAAGAATGAAGAAAATTATATTGGAAATCTGTTAGTGCATTTGCGTTGGCAAGCAGGGATAAGTAACACACGAATTATTATTGCTGATTGTTCCACGGACAACACACGACAAGTTATTGAAGCGACCAAAGGTGATTTAAATGTTGAGGTCATTGAAGGTGGTCCCGTATCAATCGCCAAAAACAATGGCGCTAAACTTGTAAAAACACCTTATATTTTGTTTATAGATAGTGATGTGAGGTTCTTCACCAATACTGTTATTTTTGATTGTGTGGAGATATTAGAGAATGAAAAACTGGATTTGATTGGTCTTTATGCAAAATGTTATGATAAAAGCATTAGAGCACAAATTGGTTTTATGATATTTAATGGCATTAATCGCATAATGAAACATTGGGTTCCATTTGCAGTTGGTGCTTTCTTTTTAACCCGGCGTGATGTTTTTGAGGCACTTGGTGGTTTTCCTGCAAAGTATGAAACCAGTGAAGACTTCTTCCTCTCAAAAAAATATCATGTCAAAAAGTTTAAGTTGGTCAATCATTATTTTGGCCAAGATAGTAGACGATTTCAAAAGATGGGTTACTTTGGTATGGCGTGGTATCTCATTAAAAACTTTTGGAATCGAAACAACGAAAGTTATTGGAATAGTATAGACTATTCAAAGTATTGGAAATAAAATATGTCAAAAAAATCTATTGCAGCAGAATGTAACAATTGTGAATCGACTTATTCTATCGATTACATTGAACAAATAGTATCATCAGAATATCCTGAATTTTGTCCATTTTGTGGAGAAATGATTGAAGAAATCTCGGAAGAATATATAGAGGATGAATATGATTCTGACGATGATGACAAATGGAACTAAACTGGATATACGAAGATAAAAATTTTACTGAAGACTTGATTGGTGATAATCACGGGTTCGTGTATGAGATTACTAATCTCACGAATAATAGAAAGTACATAGGCAAGAAATTTTTTTATTCTGCCAAAACCAAACAAGTCAAGGGTAAAAAAAAGAAAATCAAGGTACCAAGTGATTGGCAAACTTACTTTGGAAGTAGTGACATTCTCAATAAAGATGTGTTAGAATTGGGGCATGAAAACTTTCAAAGAAAAATTTTGCATCTTTGTAAAACAAAAGGTGAATGTGGTTACCTTGAAGCCAAAGAACAATTCAATCGAAGTGTCTTAGAAAGTGACGAATACTATAATACATGGATTATGGTGCGTGTTCGAAAATCTCATATAAAGGATTACAATGTTAGACTTTCTAAAACCATTGAAGGATGAAGAGTATGATGCTTTTTTCTTTTTGCCTGGCGAATCTGATGAACAAATTCACATTGAACTAAATCATTATAAAAATCCAGGTGAAAAAATTAAAGGTAGTGAAATTGGTGATTGGTGGCACATAGTATTATTTAAAGAAGGTGAAGAAGGTGACATTACCAATTTAGATAATTTCGAAGCTATTTTAGGATGTCCACTTGAATACGCATCCACATTAATACCAAATAACTGGAATGGTATGATTGCCAAAAAGACAACCACTTCTGATGCATTTGTGGAAAAGCTGGTTGCCAAGTTGAAATCGGTATGTTAGCATAGAGACTTTGGAAACTTGAAAGTTTATTATGATACTCGTTGACCTTAACCAAGTTCTGCTTGCAGGCCTAATGGCTCAAATTGCAAATCACAAAGGTGGTAAATTAGAAGAAAGTCTAATTCGCCACATGGTTTTAAATATTATTCGCACACACGTTAAAAACTTCAAAAATGAATATGGTGAAGTTGTATTGTGTTGTGACAATCGAAAATATTGGCGCAAAGATTTCTTTCCTTTCTATAAAGCGAGCCGTAAGAAAAATCGTGAAAAGTCTGATTTAGACTGGCATATGATTTTTGACATTCTGGCAAAACTCAAACAAGAACTCAGAGAACATTTTCCATATAAAGTGATTGACGTTGAAGGAGCAGAAGCTGATGATATTATCGGCACACTTGCACCTCGACACATTACGCATGAAAATATTCTGATTCTATCAAGTGATGGTGATTTTCTACAATTGCAAATGTATAACAGTAAAGGCAAGTATAAAATCAAACAATACAATCCATCCATGAAAAAATATGTTATTTCGGAGAATCCAGTTCTGGACCTAAAAGAAAAAATTATCCGTGGTGACAAAGGTGATGGTATACCAAATATCTTTTCTCCGTCCGATTGTTTTGTGCGTGATTTAAGACAGAAACCAATCACTAAAGGTGTGATTGAGAAACTACTCAAAGAAGAGACTGGAGAGTGGTCGGATGAGTCCGCATTGACTGGTTATTCACGCAATCAAACTCTGATTGACCTTAGAATGATTCCAGAAGAGATAAAAGAAAAAATCATAAATACATATGAGAATACAAAACCTGCCAGTAGGCAAGGTCTATTGAATTACTTTGTGGAACATCGACTGAAAAACTTAATGGATGTAATCGAGGAATTTTAATGAAAAATATATATGAAATATTAGATGAATTTGAGAAAGCATCATCTAAAAGCGAAAGAATGGCAGTTATAGAAAAAAACTTGAGCAAGACACTTGTACAAGTATTGGAACTAACTTTTCATCCTGGTTACGAATGGCTTATAACAGAACTACCACACGATTATCAAATACCATCAGACAATTTGCTTCCAGGTTTATCAAGGACGCAACTATCAACAGAAATCCGGAAACTCTATCTATTTCGAAAAGGCGATGCTACAGCAGAGAAATTGCATCCAAGAAAGAGAGTTGAGTTGCTCATTCAAATGCTCGAATCTTTAGAACCTAGAGAAGCAGAAGTAGTAATTGGCATCTTTAATAAAGATTTGGGTGTCAAAGGTCTAAATTACAAATTCGTCAAAGAGGCATTTCCAAATCTACTTCCTTAAATGTACAAAAAAGAAAAAATAATAATAACAACAGGTACATTCGACATTATCTCAAGTGAAGAAATAAATTTCCTAAAAAAATGCAAAAGAAAAGGAGACTGGCTAGTGGTCGGCGTTCATACTGACACCTACATTAGCAAAAGGCTCTATAAAGTCATGCAATCATATAACACAAGAAAAGAAGTTGTGGAAAATTTAAAATTTGTTGATGAGGTGTTTTCATTTGATGATTCTGATGGTACCGTATGTCAATTATTAAAAATCATAAAAATTTGTTATCCTGGAGCAGAAATAACTTTTCTATCGCAAAAGGATTTAGAGAATGCTCCCGAAAAAAAGATTCGGGGCATTAATTTTGAAGTAATCAAATAGGAGAAAAAGAAAGTGTCTAAATTCGTGGGTAAGTTCCGCAAAAACCAAGACTACAATGACGATTATCAATACGCACCTTCAAAAAAGAAGCACAAAAAGGAACACGCAGAAATTCGTAAATTAAAATCTGTATATTACGAAGATATGCTTTCCGAATATGACGATAAAAATATACCAAAAAAATATCGACATTTCTCTTAAATTTTAGCATAAGTAAGTATGCTGCTGTTTGATATAAAATAGCAGCTTCTAATATTACTCTCCATTATGTTGTTTTTATACAACACCTCCCCTTGCCATCCTTCTAGGATTGTCATATAATCATAGACTATGATGAAATTGACACCTGGAATCATTTTTACCAAAAACACTCTGGATGTCTTTCCTCGTAAACTCACTTTTTTACTTTTTTGAAGAAAATTGGGATTTTATATTATGGCAAATATTGAAAAAATGACATTTATTGTCAAATTGAAGAAACCGGTGTGCAGAACACCAATCAAACCAGTGCAAACGCACAAAAATGACGTAAAATTTAGCCGGAAAGTCAAACATCCGGCAAAAATGTCGTATTTTTTAAAAGGAGAGTGAAAATTGTACGCTAGCTATGAAGAGGATATCATTTATCGTGGCGTAAATGATGTTTTATTTGAACTTGAACGTCTTCCTATCGCTGATGTTGCTGATTTACTAGTCAAATATGCGCCGGAATTGTCAAAAGAACTGAATTCGAGCCTTACTAACAGTCTGATTGCTCGTAAAATTATCGAGGATATCAAAAAATGAGTGAAAATACACAAAATTATCAATATATGCAAGATGCTGAACTTGTTGGAAATGAAATTCCTGCTTGGAAAATGCTAGAGAAGATTGTACATCAATGGGTAGTAACAAGGAAACATGAAGAATCGCTCCAAGAGTATCAAAATAGAAAAGAACTTTATGCATAAATCTTACACTTCAGAGGTTTTAGATGCCGATGATGGTAGTGGAGATTTAGTCATAACTATTCCTGAAGAAATTCTTCAATACCAGAACTGGAAAGAAGGACAGGCATTAATGATGGAAGTCAAAGATGGTAAAATTTATCTTACCGCTTTACCCAAAGAGTAGTAAAGTGTTGTATAAAAACAACAGTTGAAGTGGCAAGTGTTGCCGGCACACAATTTTTGTAGTAGAATGGTCTCTCTTAACTAGGAAAGCTTATGGAACTCATTCAATCTAAATCACTGCTTGCCAAATTAATGGCGACTGAAAACCTTATCGTTGAACAGCGCAAGGTCTCTACCGCATCCTTTGATGTTAAAAACCGTGTACTTACTGTACCCATACTTGATAAAAATATTTCAGCACAACTTTATGACCTTTTTATGGGACATGAAGTTGGTCACGCACTTTATACACCACTAGATGGTATGGATAAAGCTCGAGAGCAAAAACTTTCATTGTCTCTGATGAATGTGTTGGAAGATGTTCGTATTGAGCGTAAAATCAAAAACAAATATCCTGGCATCCGTCAATCGTTTGTTCGTGGTTACAAAGAACTCATTGATAAAAACTTTTTCGACACAAATGGTATCGACCTCAATGATTTAAATTTTATTGACCGCATCAATCTTTTCTTTAAAGGTGGTCCAGGTCAAGGCATTGGCTTTACTGATTTCGAAAAATCTTTAATTCAAGAGGTTGAATCTACAGAAACTTATGATGATGTAATTGAAGTTGCTAAAAAAGTTTCTGAATACACCAAACAACAAGAAGAAGAAAAACAAAAAGCAAATCCTCAAGAACCTGAATATAATGATGAATCTGAAGAAGATTATGATTTTGAGGATGATTACGGTGATTATGAAGAAGTAGAATCTAATGATGATTGGAATTCTTCAGAAGAAGAAGAAAAACAGTCACCATCTTTTGAGAGCAAAAAGAATTTTTCAAAAGATGAAAAAACAGAAGCTGAAGAAGAAGTAGAATCTAAAACAGATAAAGCTTTTCGTAAAAACGAAAGTCAACTCTTTGATAATGGCAATCGTATTCACTACTATGGAAATATTCCAGATGTAGATTTGAATAAGATTGTTATTCCATACAAAAAGCTTTGGTCTCGGTATCGTGAATGGGTAAAAACATTTTTGGTAACAAATTATGGACCAGAATCGACAGGCCTTAACACCAAAGAATTTACGAAAATTCGTAATGATTCCAAAAAAGTTGTTTCTTATCTAGCTAAAGAATTTGAAATGCGTAAAAACGCAGAACAAATGAAACGTGCTTCAGTTGCAAAAACTGGTGAATTGAACATGGAGAAAATTTACGCTTATAAACTAAGTGAAGATATTTTCAAAAAGATTACTGTTGTTCCTGGTGGCAAATCGCACGGCATCGTTATGTTTATTGATTGGTCTGGTTCGATGTGTGATTATTTGGACAACACAATCAAACAACTTTTCAATCTTACAATGTTTTGTAAAAAAGTGAATCTGCCATTTGAAGTATATGCGTTTACTTCAACATATCTAGATGATAGTGAACCGCAAAAAGGAAGATATCTCGACACACAAAAAACTGGAGATATTTCATTTAGTGATGTAAATTTATTGAACCTTCTGTCTAGTAAAATGTCGGCATCAGAATTACACTATGCTTGTTCCGCATTGCTTTTTGCTTCAGAAAAATACGGAAATAGAAGTTTTGCAAATCCTAGACCCTACTGGCTTGATTTGGCTGGAACTCCACTCAATGAAACTGTTATCGCAGCTATGAAAATTGTTCCCCAATTCAAAAAAGATTACAAGTTACAAATTGTAAATACTGTTTTTCTTTCTGACGGTGATGGTCACAATCTAACCGAAGTTTGGTTTGACAGTAAAGAAAGAGAAAGAAAAGTAGCAGGTCGAGGTAATGATGAGAAACAAGCTAGTCTTGGTCGTTACGATGGTTTCGAAAAGATTTTTGTTATTCGTGACACCGAAACAAAGAATGAAGAAAGAATTTTAATTAACAACTTAGAAAACCGTGACTTGACTGCGGCATATATTCGGTTGTTGAAAAAGAAAACTGGCTGTAATGTAATTGGTTTTTATATTCTTTCAAGCCGTAATTTCGGTAGTGAGTCGAGAATGTTTTTTCCACAAACAGCCGATTTTAATAAATTGCGTTCTGATTTCCGCAAGAATAAATATCAAGTAGTTACAAGTGCCGGTTACGATGAATACTATTTGCTGCGTGCTGAAGGACTGGATATCGATGATGATGTTGAATTTGAAGTAAAAGAAAATGCAACAACTCGTAGTCTAGTTACAGCATTTAGCAAATATACAAGTAACAGAGTTACAAACCGGGTTGTGTTGAACCGTTTCGTAGGACTGATTACATGAGTTTAGATAGCGAATTTGAGAACAACAATAAAATCGCAAAGGTCCGCAGAACCAGCAATGGTTTTGCGGTCGACCTTTTTATAGACCATAAACCATTTCAAACAGTATCCGCTTTTACTGTCGATGAAGCAGAATCGATTGCGGAAGACTTTGTTTTAAATGCTGATGGGAGTCCACAATTTTTAACTGAATAGATATATTATGAACAATATTGAAAAAGAAGTGATGTTAATTGCACAAGAAGAATGTGCAGAAGTGATTCAAGCAATTAGTAAAGTGTTTCGATTTGGTATGGATGATGTTCACCCAACCACAAATAAATCAAACAAAGATTCGTTAGAAGAAGAAACTGGTGATTTGTTGTGTATGATTCAATTGATGATAGAAAAAGGTATTATCAACGAATCAAACGTTAACAAAGCATCATTACAAAAAAGAATCAAACTTGAAAAATGGTCAAACATTTTTGAAGAAGATAAGATTATTAATTAATGGATATACATGAATTGATTCGGTTTTTGAATCGTGTTTACGTATGGATGCCAACAAATAGTCCAATACGTGGAGAATTACTTCATGTGATTCAAAAACTGAAAGGTCAAATACGATGAGAAATGTTTTGGTCACCGGTAATGCCGGATATATCGGTCAACATTTAGTTAAACTGTTGGCAGAACACGGTGGGTATAATATTTACGGGCAAGATTTAAATTATATGTCACGTGAAAAACATCAACCACTTTATGGTGTCAACATTACTGACATACAAGACACCAATTCAATATATAAAATCGAATTTGATAGTGTCGTACATTTGGCGGCACTTGTGCGTGTTGGTGAATCTGTTGAACAACCTGCCAGATACTATCGAACCAATATTTCTGGTTCAATGAATCTAATCGACAATCTATCATATGACAATTTTGTGTTTGCATCAACAGGTGCAGCAGAAAAAATGTCTTCACCATACGCAATCTCAAAGAAAGTCATTGAAGATTATATAAAAGACAAAGCCCAAAAGTTCACAACCTTTCGTTTCTACAATGTTGTTGGTTCTGAGTATGGTATTCAACCAACAAATCCAGACGGAATTCTGTCAAATCTAATCAAAGCAAAAGAGACCGGACAGTTTACGATTCATGGTGACACTTATCCGACCAAAGATGGTACCTGTGTGCGTGAATATGTACACGTAATGGATATTTGTAGAGCAATCATCAAAGCAATTGAAAAACCAACCAATCAAATTGAGAATCTTGCTTATGGTGATACAAGAACAGCCAAAGAGATTGTAGACATTTTTAAAGATGTAAATGATGTTGAATTTAAAACTGTTATTGGACCAGCAAGAGATGGTGATGCCGCTGAATATTTCCTTAAAAATCA